CTACGCTGCCGCGAGCGAATCTCTCTCGTGAGGAACCGGATGCGGGAAATCCGCACGTCCGGGTCTGTGAGGGGTGGGGGCGGCAACGTCCCCACCTACTCGGCACGCCGCGTCGCCGGAGGTGACCAACGTCACGCAGATCCTCATCAACGGCGTTGCCACCGATATCGTCCCGGCGTCGACCGCCGTCTGCAAGCTCGGTGCCGCGGTGCTGAACTGATGACCGGCGACCAGAACGACATGGCCGCCCGGATCCGGGCGGTACTGCCGGCGGGGTGGTTTTCGGACACGACACCGGTTCTCGACAGCCTCCTCGCCGGGCTCGGCTGGCTGTGGTCCTGGGCCTATGCGCTGCTGGCGAAAGCCGGCGGTCGGGGACAGAGTTCGGTCGATCTCGACGATCGCGTAGGCTTGGTCGAAGGCTGTTTGCGTGCCGAAAAGCTGCAGCCCGTCGCGCGCTCCCGTCGTGACGTCGCCGGGCATGTGCGCGACAAGCGTCCATTGGTGTGCGACGATCTGCGCCAAGGTGTTCCGCGCCAGCCCGAGGGCCTGGTCGGCGGTCAGGTTGCGCCGGACGAGCACGTATTCCTGCGCTGTTCCCTGCCCATCGCTGGTGACGGTCTGCACGCAGGCGGTCTGCTGCAGGCTGTCCCAGCTCTTGACAGTCACGGTGATGGCGCCGGCGAGCGTCAGCGCGCGCGCCAGCTGCAGCCGCTCCATATCGGTGGGCGTGAGAACAAGCGGCACTGCCGTGTTAGCGCTCGGTGGCTGGAAGAACAGCGTTTGGCCCTGGACGAAGACGTCGAAGCCCTCGATCTTCGCGAGCGTGACCAGCAGGTCCCACTCCGTCGTATGACGCGAGGCGGTCCCGAGCGTGATGGCGTTGTGCTGGTTCTCGTAGTAGCGGCCCACGGGTGTCGCTGTGGCGGTCGCCTGGCACCCAAGACCGTGGCGCCCGGCGAGCATCTGGGCGATCTCGCTCGATGTTTGGTTGGAGAACGTCTCCTGCGTACGCGCTTCGATCAGCTTCGCCGCGAAGTCGCGTCCTTGGACGCGCACGGTCTGGCGTATCGGGTCGAGCTCAATGCTGTCGGCCGCGCCGACGATGAGCGTGGCCGGCGGGGTGAACGCGTCCGGCGCAACCTGGATCTCGATCTGAAGATCGGTCTGCCCGGCCCAGAACTGCGCATCCATGCCCGCATCGGGACCGAGCGCGATATCTGCCGAAAACCGGTCGGCGCTGAAATCGTTGGTCGACACGACATGCGCGGAGATGCCGCCGGCTAACGGAATGCCGTTGACGAGCACCACCAGCGACGGCGCGCGCGCCGTGCCGATCAGTCCATCCAGGACGCCGCTCATGAGCGTGTCACTGCTGCGGGACGCCGCCGGTGGCAGTCGGGTCGGTGTCCGGCAGCAGCAGCGTGACCACGCCGGTCAGGAACGGGTCGTCGATGTCGTTGAGCTGCGCGATGCGGATCCATTGCGTCGCGTCGCCGAGCTCGACCGCGGCGATGCTGTACAGGTTGCCGCCGGCGACTGTGATGGTGCGCATTCAGGTGCTCGCATTGGCCATGTTGACCGCGGCGCGGCCGAGATAGGCATTGGCCGTCGCGAGAGCCGCGAGCTGGCCAGTGGTCGTCACGGCGGCACCGGTCCCCGCGATGGCGTCGGAGGGAGCGCCGCTGCCGAACAGCATGGTCTGCGGCAAAGCAGGCTCGGCACTTGCGGTGGCGGTGGCCACATTCGTCTGACCGGCGTTGATCGCGGCATTGGCGGCGCCATAGACGGCGGTGCCGGCGACGGTACTGCCGGTGGCCGACAGCGCGGCCGGCACGGCGGAGAGATCGACGCCTGCCGGGGCGGCGGCCGCAACGGCCGTCCCGACATCGCCGAGCACGCTGCCCGCGAGGTCGGCGACTGCGTCGACGATGGCCGCGGCCTCGTCCTGCAGGACGGTGCAGTTGATCCGGTAGGGGATCCACCAGCCGCACTGGTAGTCGGCGACGAACTCGCGAATGACGACGGTGTAGAAGAATGCGTCCCAAATCAGCGGCAGCGGCAGTCCCTGCCCGCGCAGTTCATCGACGATTCTGGCGCGTGCCGCAGCGTCGTCGCCGTAGAAGTAACCGTGGAACGTGATCGGCCCGTCGCGGCGTCCGAGCGCGTCGATGACACGCATCCCGCCCGGCAGGTCGTGCACCGCGAGCGCCTGGCCACCGCCGAACGTGACGCCGGACGCGACCTCGAAGTCGCTCAGCACGACAGGCCCGAGAATAAGATCACTCATCGGCGGTGTGCTCTGCTTCGGTGTGCTCTGCGTCCGGGTCGGAGGGACGAGGCGACAGCCGCGCGCGCAGGAAGACTGCGGATGGCGGCCGCAGCTGATCGTCCTCCGGCGCGCCGTCCGGCCGCCAGACGAACGCGAGCTCGAGATCGCTCATCGACTCAACCTGCGATCGGCGCGCCGGGCCACGTGGGCGTCATGCGTGGATCGAAACCGGTGCTGCCGGTGGCGGGCCTGACGGCGGCATGCGCGAGGTAGTCGGCCAGCCAGCGACCGAGCTGGAGGCCATCGATTTCGAGCGTTCCGGACATCGCTTTCGCCTCCGGCGACCTAGGGCTCCGGGCCTCACGCGAACGCGGTTCCCGCGAGCGCGACTCAGCGCGGGGGCGAGCGGCCGCCGCACGCGCAGGCGGGGCGGGCGCGTAGGCCGGCCGAGGCCCGGCAAGCGGCGGTCTTGCATCCGAATCTGCGGGTAGCGGAGCGGCCGGCCTTCCCTCGCTCGTCGGAATTGCCGAAGCCGGTAGCCCCGACACGGATGGCGCGGGTAGCGCTGGCAGCATTGGCGGCAACGGTTGAGGCGTGCCCGCCAAGCCGATCGTCGTCGGTTGCTGAGGAGGTTGCTGGACGCTTTGCGCGGGCACGGCGGCTCGCGCAATGGCGGCGAAGCTTCTCGTCAGCGCGGTCGGCGAACTCGCCGTGCGCGATTGCGGCACGCTTTCGGGCGGCGACGGGACCGGCGCTTTCGGTGCAGCGCCCGGTTCGGTGCGGGCAATCGGCGCGACGGCCGGACCGAGCGGGGCGGGCAACGGCGTGCTCGGGCGTGCGGGCGGCGCAGGAGGCGCCGGCGTGATCGCGGCTGCAGGCGGCGACGCAAGTACCGGTGCGCTCGGGGCTGCGCGCGGCAGGACGGAGGGCGCTGGCGACGACGGTGCCCGCGGCTCGACGGCCGCGCGCGGCGGGGGTGCCGGTGATACGGGCGCGCGCGGGGAGACGGCCGCAGGCGACGGCGGTGCTTCTGCCTGAGGCACGGCGAGCGGAGCAGGTGGTGATGCCGGCAAAGACGCCGCTGGCAGGGGGGTCGAAGCGGCCTGCCCGGCTTGGCGCACGCCGAGCGAGGCGGCTTCCGCCGCGACCTCGCGCAGATGCTCGAGCTTTGCCGTCGCGACATCGACCGCAGCATCGAGCGCCACGAGGTCACGCCGGATGGCGTCGATGCCTGCCGAGACGCCGTCATCCAGCGCCAGCGCGATGCCGATCGTATAGGCGTCGTTTGCAGTCGCGTCGATCACGCCACAGCCTCCGCGATCGCGTCGCGGACCGCGCTGCCGGTGGCCTGCGCGGCCCCCTCGCCTTCGGCTGCCGCGACGGGCCCGAGGAACGGGCGCGGCGGAAGGTGCACGGTCCCGAGTTCCTGATAGAGAGCGACCGGATCAGCCGAGCCGATGCGGACGATATCGCCGTCCTGTGACACACCGATGCTGTCGCGCAACGCGCCGGTGATCCTCCCAGGGGGTGTCGTGCGGGCCGCCTGGCGGCTGCGACAGCCGCTCCTGCACGGCCTCGCGCATCTGGTCGGCGGCCTTGAGCATCGCTGCGTGGGCGACAGAAGGCACATCGAGCCGACCGAGCGCGGCGATCAGCGCATGCAGGCGGGCGGACAGTTCCTTCACGAATTGTCCTCCCAGGTCAGGTTGTTCCAATTAAAACGGCCGCCGTCGAGCGTGCCGAGCACGACGACCCAGGCAAGCCGCTCGTCCTCGGGCAAGGAGAAGGCAACGTCGAACGGCACCCCGTCCCGCACCAGGTAGAGACAGTCGATCAGCTCGGGGTGCCGACTCAGTTTCCCGCGGCGGCTACCTTCTCGGCCGGCGACAGGTCGGCGGTGGTGTCGAACCCGCTTGCGGCGGCGGCGATGCCGGCATCGCCCAGGCGCGCGACAGCCGCCTCCACCTGCTGCTCATTCCCGGGCATCGGCACCGGCACGTCGTCGATCGCCGCGACCGAGCAGGCGAGCATCGCCATGCCCAGCCACGGCTCGTTCTGCGACAGCGCGGGGCCGGCTGCCTTGAACAGGCGCAGCTTTTCCAAGGCGCTCATACGCCGCAGCGTCAGCCGGCGGCCGCTGGCATCGGTCACGGTTCGGGTGGTAGCTGCCGCGGCGACGATGCGCGAGGACGGCGTGTCGATCACAGCCGCTGCCTCGTGGTGGCGAAGAATTCCAGCTTCTGCTTCACCGACGCATCACCACGCCAGGCGCCGGCGTTGGCGAGCTTGAAGACGACCGAGTTGTATTGATAGGTCGAGACGGAGCCGTCGGTCTCGTTGACATACTGATACATCGCCCCGGCCGGGACGAAGCTGCCATTGTAGAACGCGGCCTCGGCCTGCGCGATGAAGTCGTCGGCGGTGGAGTTGCCGCGCTCGAGCTCGAAGCTCCCTTCCCAGCCCTTCGGCAGCTCGGCACCGATCTGCGTGCCGTCCATCTTGTTGACGCGGATCGACGCCGTGATCTGCCGGCTTTCGAAGCCGGTGACGTGCTCCAGATCGATCTGCCCATACGGGCCGAGAACCACGAGTTGCGAGTCGCGGCCTATGTTGAATGTGGTGATGGTTCCGCTCATGGGATCGCCTCTCGGTTACGACGCGCGGCTACGACTGGGGCTGACCGGACGGCAGCGTCTGCTTGCTGACCTGCACGGTCTGGCCGCCCTCGATGTTGACGATGAACTTCTCGTTGATCGCCTGGTAGCGAACCTGCGCATCGGAGCGGACATAGCCGAGCGCAGTCTGGCTTTGCGGGTTGTTGCTGGCGTCGCAGACGACGGTAAACGGCAGCGAGCCGTCGGTGCTGCCAAGCAGACCTTGGCTCAGCATCGCCTGCAGGAACTTCAGCTGCGTGGCACGGATGCGGCGGAACAGGTCGGCGTTGATCACGTCGCCGACATACTGGCCCATCCCGGCCTGCAATGTCGCCGCGATGTAGTTCGTCAGCCGCGTGTAGTTGTCGCCATCCGTGGCGGCATCGCTGCTGCTGTTGTGGCCGCCGCGCACGCCCCAGTAGCTGCCGCCCGGCTGCGGGTTGGCGATCACGTCGATGCCGGCGCCGATTAGCACCTGCAAGTCCGCGGCGGCGTACGTGGTGGTCACACCGGTACCGGGCGTGCCGGACTTCTGGCTGCCAATCACGCCATAGAGCGGCTTGTTGAGGCTCGACTGCTCCGGCGAGAGGTTCGCGAGGCGGCCGGCGCCGAAACCCTGCGGCGAGACGAGGCGGATCGTGCTGTTGGTCGCATCCGACCACCAGAGCCAGTCGCCGAACATCAGTTTCGCAGCGTAGCTGTCCAGGCCGGCCGAGCTCTTGGTCGCGACCGCGTTCCGGATGTTGTCACCCGCCGGGCCCGTCAGGATCATGTAGACGCCTTCGGACAGACCGAACTCCGCCTGCGTGGTCCACTGCGTCGGATCGTCGGCGTCTGCGAGCAGCCCGATCGAGCAGCCCTGCCCGCGCAGCGCATACAGGCCGGTGCGCGGCAGCACGTCGCTGCCGACGAGCGTCGCGGCCGAGGCGCTGCCGGCACCGTCGGTGCCGCCGCTGAACGAATACGACGCCACCACGGGCGCGCTGCCGAGCGGTGTTCCCTGCCCCGGCTGGGCGGTGACCAGCTGCGACGGGCCACGTAGCAGACTCAGGCCGTTGTTGACGGCATTGACCATGTTGGCCCAGAGCTGCGCGCCGGTGCCCGGGATGTTGTCGAACAGCTCCGGCTGCAACCCAGGCAGCGAGATGGTCAGGCGCCAGGTGTTGGCCTGCGAGCCGACGCCCACGGTGGCGACGAGCTGGTTGCCGAGCGTGCCGCTATAGCCGGCGGTCAGCATCATCGCGAAGTCGTTGGCGTCGGGGCTCTGGATCAGCGTCGTCGCGGCGGTGTCGGTTCCGTCGGTCACGCGCACGCAGCGAAAGTTCTGCGCGCCCTGCTGCACGGCAGTGGCAACTTGCGTGCCCATATCGTGCTGGCGCGCGACCACCGGACCGAACTGGCTGGCGTAGTCCGACATCGTGGCAACGATCGCCGGCTGGTTGATCGGACCCCAGCTCGCCGTGCCGACGACGCCGATAACGTCTGTCGGCACACCATTGATGACGAGGTTCTGCGGCGGCACGATCTGGACGTACAGATCTGGGACGATCAGCGCCGTCGTGTTGACGCTGCCCTGCTGGACGATGGGCATGAAGCGGCTCCGGTTCGGTGGTGAATGCTCGGCTTGCGAAAGACCGCTTCAGCCGATGAAGCGGAAGATCGAGTTGATGCTGCCGTCGTTGAACAGCATCGTTGGCTGCGTCTGGAACAGCACGGTGGCGTACTCGGCGGTGTAGACGAGATCGCGGCGGTACAACCCGGTATCCTCGGCGCGGTCGAGCACTGTGTTCGACGCGTAGGTCAGGCGTGCCTGCGTGCCGTCGGCGAGATCGATGAACAAGAGCTGTGACAGCGCGACGTCGATCGCCGCGCCGACGACGTCGCGCGTGGCGAAGTCAGGGCACCAGCAGGAGATGCGAAAATCCTGGCGCTGCCGTCGCAGCTCGCGCATCGCCTGCCGCGCCATCGCGGTGCGCGCGATCAGCGACGTGGCACCGGGAACGGTCAGCGTCGCACCCTGCACCTGCACGAACAGATTGGCCGAGGCGAGCGCGCCGAGACTGGCGGCCACCAGTTCCGCCGAATCCGTCGGCTGCGAGGCATAGACGTAGCTCCGTCCCTCGGCCGCGATGCCGGCGAGCAGTCCGGTGGCACCCGAGCCGATGAAGGTCGCTGTGAGGCCGTCGACGGTGACGCCCAGGCTCGGCGCGGCGCCCGGCAGCATGTGCCAGATGTCGGTGAACCGTGTCGTGGCTCTGGCACCCGCGTTGGCCGGATAGATGGTGACATTCACGCGCCCGGCGGCGAGATCCGCACCAAGCGCTGCAGGGCTGGGCCAGCCACGGAAGACCCGACAATCGGCACCGCAGACGCTCGCGAAGGCGGCGCCGTTCGGATACAGCGCGGCGGTGACGAGCGCCGTCAGCGCCGTTTCCACGTCGGACTGGTCGGCCATGTCACGTCGAGGCCTGGCGGACCAGCAGGCGCCAGCCGAGCTCGCTGAGTTCGGCACCCGTACGACACCGTCCCTGCCGAGATCGTCGCGCATCAGGTCGCCCATGAGGAGAACCGCGCCGCTCGCGCCCGGCAGCAGCACCGTCCATTGCGCCTCCATGGTGTCGCCTGGTAGCTTCGCCTCGGGATCGGGTCCGCGATGGATGCCGGTGATGCTCGCCGGCCAGCAGGTCAGCACCGGCACCGCGTTGGCACGCGTCACCCCGCCGTAGTCGTTGACGCCGGTCAGCTTCGGCGCGGGGGCGCGAGAGAACGTCACGGTGCGATCGGCACGCACGACGAGCGCCGGCATCAGCGGCGGCTGCGCGGCGACGAACCAGATCGTGTCGTTCTGCACCAGGTAGTCGCCCGGCTTCGTGTAGGCCGTATCGAACAACCCGAACCACACCGCGTCGCCGTAGCCGTTCGGCCGCTTGAATCCGATGTCTGCGCCGGTGAAGGCGGCATGCAGCCGAACCATGCGGTTGCCCGGCACCAAAGGCGCCGACACGCCACGGGGACAATACACGTCCGTCGTCAGCGCGATCGAGCGCGCGGCGACGCCAAGACCGCGCGCCATTGCATCCTGCGCGCCGTAACCCGGATCGAGCGGGTTGTGGGCGGGCGGCAGGTTGGCCGGCGGCAGCGCGGCGGGCGGATGGACAGGCGTGCGGCGCATGACCTCAGACGATCATCTGCAGGACGTTGTCGGTGCTGGCGAGCGCTGGCCCCGGCGGCAGGCCGAGGAAGCCGCACAGCCGCCGGCGCCAGCCATCGAACAGGCGTTCGCGGTCGGCGACCTCGTCGGGGTTGCGGGTCCACACCGCGGCCTGCTCGGTGTCCAGACGCGTCGCCGCATCCGTCACACCGCTCTCCAGCGTCGTCAACGTCGCAAGGTAGTTCCGCACGACGGCGACCTCCGCATCGGAGAGATTGTTGAGCCGGTACTCCATCAGCCCGCAGGCCTGGAAGAACCGCCAGCCCTGGAAGCCCGACGCGCCTGCGCCGTAGGCGGGATAGCCACAGAAGCGCCGGACGTCGGTCTTCTCTGCATCCGTGAACGGCGCGGCGGTTGTCGTGCCGCTCATGGGGTGCCGTCGCCGACCGAGAAGAACACCTCGCCGCTGCCGGAGGCCAGGATGGCGGCGGCATGCTGGATGCTGCTGTTGGCCGCGAGCACGATGCGGCTGTTGGGCAGCACCGGCATGTCGGCCGGCGTCGCGGTCACGGCGGCGCTCGTCCCGAGCCGGACGAACGCAACCGCGTTCGTGGCATTGGTGACGAGGACCGTGCCGCCCGTTCCGGTCAGCGCGACCGACGCGGAGGCGGTGCCTGCCGCGAGGGTTGCGGTGCCGGCCGGGCGGAACGGCTGGTTGGCGCCGATCGACATGGCGCTCAGCCCACGTGCTCGACCATCACCGCACGCTTGAAGGCGGCGTTGGTGGCGGTCGGGACCGTGTTCGGTGTCGTGGTCGTGTCGCTCGGGGCGCAGAAGCCGCCGATCCAATACCAGGACTGCGCGATGATCTGTTGCAGGCGGTCGATCGGCTCGCGCGTCACCATCGCGACGTCGTCGACGATGGCGACGATCGAGTCGCGCGGTGCGACGTCCTCGGCCGCCATGCCGGCGAAGTCGCCCTCGATCAGCGCGCCCTTGCCGCAGATGATCGGGCGGCGGACGTTCACGCCCGTCAGCGCCGGATGCGGCTGCACATAGGCTTCGGTCGTCGGGATGAAGCGCAGGCCCAGGAAGTCGTTGACCATCGCCTGGCGGAACACCTGGTTCGACGACGTCGCGCCCTGGAAGAGCTGGCGGAAGTCCGGATCGGCGAACAGCTGGCGCGCGGAGATCGGATCGAGGTAGCAGTTGTAGACGCCGTCGACCTCGGGCACCGCGTTCGCGCGGAGGTGGGCGACCGCATCGAGCAGGTTGGCCATGGTCAGCGTGTCGCCGGCCTGCAGCAGGGAGGTGTTGCCCCGGCCGGCCGGGCGCAGGATCACGGACGCATTGACAGCCTGCACCGTGTTGCCGGCGGTGCCGTCCGCGACTGAGACGGCGGCCGCGAACGTCAACTGGCCGGAAATGCCGCCTGGCGTCGTGGAGATGCTGGTCGCGTCGGCCACCGCGGCGATGACGTTGCCGACGTCGTTGCCGATCTGCACCGCGAGCGGCGACGCGACACCGACCGATGTGGACACGCCGTTCACCCAGACGTTCCCGAAGCCGCGGATGTCGTCGACCGAGACGGTGGTAGACGCCGAGCCGAGCGTGGCGTTCACCCTCGTATTGCCGCGGAAGTAGGCGTTGAACAGCGCGTTGCGTGCCAGCTCGTCCAGGCTGCGGGCCGCCTGCTCGCCGTTCGCGTACGCGTTCTGCAGGAATTGGCTCGCAATCCCAACCCGCGACGTGACCATGTTGAGGTCCATGGTCGCCGCGTAGTGGTTGATCGTCAGCGTGTACTGCTCGACCGACCAGCCGCCCGGCGTCAGGCCGTTGTCGAGATTGGTGTTCGGCGCCAGCGGCGTCGTCACCGACGGCATCAGGCCGGCGCGCGTCTTGGTGAGCGTCTCGCCGATGCCCACCGCGATCTCCTCGCGGTCGGCCACGGCGCGATAGCCGAGGCGCGAACGCAGGGCCTGTTCGAACTCGCGCTCCAGGAAGCCCTGCTGGATGATCGGCTGCAGCGCAGGCGGGAAGTTGGCAATACCCATGTGGCGGTCCTCGCTTGGGTGGTTGGGCGTGGTCCGCCCGGGTTGCGATGGTAATTAAGGAGGCGGAGTGGCCTTCAGCGCCGGCGCAGCAGTTCGGCGCGGGCGGCGCGGTATTCGGCGTCCGACATTTCCTGCGCACGCTTCGTGCGCGGCGTCTGCGGCGGCGGCGGGCTGGCGGTGGAGGACGAGGTCGCGGCGGTGAAAAGCCACGGCTTGCTGCGCTTGAGCGCGGCGACGGCCTCGGCCGCCCCGTCCACCTCGCCGCGCTCGTTGACACGCAGCGCGGTCGTCTCCAGCAGCTTCAGGCCGTCGAGATCAATGATCCCGGCGCGCATTGCCTGAGCGCGCAACTCGGCGCCGATCAGCCGCGCCTCAGCTTCCTGCTGCACGGCGGCGAGCTGCCGCTCCAGTGCTTCCGTGCGCGCCCGAAGCGCTGCCAGAGTCTCCTCCGGCGTATCGGTCGGTGTGTCGGTCATCAGCTCTTCCTGCTGCTGGGGCGTCGTCGTTCGACGGCGATGCGGGCGAGTTCCGCTGGCACGTCCTCGATGTCGTATGTGTCGGCGATCGCCTTCACCGCGCTTTCACGGCTGATCTGTCCGGACGCCGACAGCGTGGAGAGTGTCTGGGCGTCGCGCAGACGGTCCTCCGCGGCCGGCGAGTACCAGCGCGGCCATTTCAGCGTCAGCCTGGCTTCCGGATCGGGCCGCTCGATCTCGCGTCCGAAGACGCGGAGCGGATAGCGCTGCGCGGCGCGCAGTATCATGCGCATCAAGTCGATCAGTGCGCCTTCGCCGTAGGAGACGCGCAGGTTGTCGGCGAGCCAGATCAGGCCCTGGTTGAGCAGCTCGATCGCGCGTCCCGACTGCGCCGCCGTGAGGCGTTCAGGGCTGGCGCGGCTGCCGTGCACGCTCTCGAGCGCGAATTCGCGCAGCGTGCGGACGTATTCGATCACGGCGGACGCGGCGGTGCCGCCGATCTCCAGAAGCTTGGCGTCGCCCTTCTCGCTGACCACCAGCGCGTTGGAGCCGCCGCGCACGATCGTGCCGTCGCCGGCCAGCGCCGGTTCCTTGATGATCAGCGTGGGATCGCTGCTGTATTTCAGTCCGCGGCCGGCTTGGCTGAGCTGGTAGTCGATCTCGATCGCTGTCTCGACCGCCGGGCGGAACGTGCACGCACCGTCGAACGGGCTGCCGGTCGCCGAGGGACCCGGCAGGTTCTTGATCCACACGATCGGCACGAAGCCCAAGTGGTGCTGCTTCGTGCGATCGAAGTCGGTTTCCGACGGCAGCGCGGCGCCCACCGGCGTCGGCACGAACCAGGTCTCCTCGGTTTCGGTCCAGATACGCTGGAACCAGTGGTCCGCGTCGGGATCGAGCAGCTCGTATCCCTGGGCCAACAGTTCCGCGCTGTCCGCCTTGTAGCGCTCGACAACCTTCAGCAGCTTGTCAGGCTCGTCCGGGTCCCAGACGGGCTGCAGAAACGTCGTGTCGAGCACGTCGACGAACACGCGGCCCTTGAGGATTCGCAGCGCAAGCGCGACCGAGCCGACGCTGCCGCGGATCGCGGCCTCGGTCATGCGCTGGTTGAGCCGGGACTCCTTGACGATGTCGGCGAGCACAGCGGCAACGGCGCGATCGGGACTGTCGATCGTCGGGAAATGGCCTTCGCTGAACAGCAGTGCGACGCTGTCTTCGACAATGATGCGGCACAATCCGTAGCGCACGCTTGGGCGCCGTTCGCGTAGCGGAATGTAATCATTGCTTGCCGTGCGCTCCTGGTGGAACTCGTACGGCAGCGCATCGTACAGCGTCCCGTCGAGAACGCGATGCAGAATGCTGAGCATGCGCGCACGCGCCGGCAATCCGCGATCGCCCGGGATGCGGTTGATGATCGTGTCGAACATGCGGGATTTGCTTCGGCCTCGCGAGGACGAACGTGCAGACCGTCGGCGTGGAGCGCGTCAGCGCGCCGTGTGAGTAAACGTGACTTCGCGCGCGCGGACGGCCGGTCTTTCTACCGTCATCATCGCGTAGGCACGGCTGAGCGCGTCGACTTGGTCGTCCTTAACGCCGTGCGGAAATGCTTTCAGTTCATCAGTAAAGGCAGCATTCCAGTGTCCGCGCACGATGGCGAGGTTGCCCGCCTCGATCTGTGCGGCGACCAGGTTGGCGCGCTGCTGCTTCGATCCAGTCTCGGGCGACGTCACCACCTGATACTTGAACAGGCGTGCCGTCAGCATCGCGACGTAGGCCTTTCCGGCCGAGCCGGGATCCTGTGCGAGGCCGATGACGATGTCGCGGCCGTCAGCGTCGGCGATCTTCAGTAGCGTCTCTTCGACCGTGAGCGGCGAACCGCGAAAGCGGACGACATCAAGAACTACGATCCGGCCGCTGGGCGCGTGACGCACCAGCTTCACGCCGGCCGACCAGTCCGGATTGCCGCCGGCGCTGTCAGGCGTCGCCGCGAGATCCCAGGCCCGCACGATGACGCTGCCCTGCGGCGGATCGTAGCTGTCGAGGATGTCGATGCGGCGCACGTCGAAAGTGCTGCCTTCGGCCGGCCGAGGATCCTGCTGATAATGCGCGAACCAGACGCGGGAGCCGACCGTGGCTTGCTTGCGGGCGAGGTGCTCGGCGGTCTCCCATTGCGGCCACAGCGGGTCGCCCGGCTTACGGCCGAGCGGGTCGTTCGCGCCCGCGATCGCCGGCAGGCGCAGCAATTCCCATTGGTCGGGCTCGTGGGCGAGCAGCCGGCCGCCCAGGTCGTCTTCGTGCCACCGGGTCATGATGAGCACGATGCGGGCACGGGGCCGCAGGCGCGTCATAAGATCCGAGCGATACCAGTCCCACAGCCGATCGCGGGCCTTGGGGCTGTCGGCTTCCATAAACGACCTGATCGGGTCGTCGATCAGCACAAGGTCGGCTCGGCGGCCGATGATCGGGCCTTTTACGCCGACAGCGAAGTAGTCGCTGCCGTGGGTCGTGCGCCAGCGTCCGGCCGCATTTTCGTCGGACAGGATACGGTACCCGAGTTCCGGGTTGTTGCGCACGAGGTCGCGGGCGCGGTGGCCGAAACGCGCGGCGAAGTCAGCTGTATGCGAAGCGAAGATGATCGAGCTGCGCGGGTTGTTGGCGAGCCACCAGGGCGGGAACACGATCGACGTGTAGGTCGATTTCGCCGAGCCCGGCGGCATCAGAACCATCAGGCGGTCGATCTTGCCGGCGGCGACGGCTTCGAGTTTGCCGATGAGAAGCTTGTGGTGGGCAGCGAGTGTCCACTGCTCGTCGTGCAGAGCATGCTCGGCCCACGTCGTCAGGCTCTCGCGAATCGCCATGCCGCGGGCGGACTCGACTTCGAGCCGCGCGTTCGGTTCGTGTCGGCCCGGCATGTCCAGGGGCTTCCGTTTTCAGTGAAAAGGCCCCCGCCCCATGCGCGGATCGCCAGCGTGCCCGAAGGGATACCCGAAACTGGGGCATGCGGGCAAGGCTTTTTTTCTCCAAATCCGGTATTTTTTCTTGGACAGGTGAGGCGGGCTGCCGCGGGCCGCCGGTCTGCGCTAAAATGCGGCATGAGCAGCGGAAAACGCGACGCCTCCCGGCGCCGCCAGACGGCGGTGCAATGGCTGGCTTGCGGCGGGCTTGTGCTGATGACGGGGTGCAGCGCGGTCAGCGGCGCGGTGGGCGAAGCGCGCGGGGCAAGCTCGCTGCTCGGCAACGGCGAGACGTACGCGATCTATGGTCTCGAGGGTCGCTGGGCCGGGCCCGTGACGCCGACGGCTGAAAACTGCGGCGAGGCCACGACCGGCTCGATGATGATCGGCGACAACGGCTTCGGCTTCGATCCGTTCGAGGGCACAACCGTCATCAACGGCTCGGTGTCCAAGGACGGCACAGTCTCCGGTACATTGACGCGTACGGTCGGGGGCGGGGGCGGCGTCTCAGTCGACCCCGGCCTTCCCGGGCCGAGCGGCAAGCCGACGGGCACGCCGGCAGAGGCGGCCCATGGCCCGCACACGTTGAGCATCTCGCTCGAGGCGAAAGCCGGCAAAGGGGCTGACGGGCGCATGGCGATCGAGGGTGTGCTCACCTCCGGCCGCTGCACCTGGCATGTCGCGTTGAAGCGAGCGTAG